TTCTTTGGGTTATCGGCTACCTCATAAACCCAAGAAATAAAGTCCGCTGGATTCCAGTCTAAGAATGATTGTCCAGTTGTACGAATCAAAAGCTGGTCAAACAAAGCCTTACTAATTAGGTTTGCCTCGTTTACGAATAGTATATCCCTTGCTGGTCCTTTTGCTTTGTCTGGGTCTTCTAATCCAAATAACTCTATGTAAGAGCCGTTCTTAAACGTATAAATGAAATCGGTATATCTAAAATCCTTTTCATCCCAAATATTCCATTGTTCAAGTATATTTTTGAAATCCCTATAAACTCCACGCTTGATGTGTGGTAGGGAATGAGAAACGCACGAAATTCTCGTATTAGGCTTGGTTAAAGCTATGTGAATTAATAATTGAACAACCGAATAGCTTTTGCTTGACCTTGACCCACCTTCATTGCATATTATCGGATAACCTTCCTCGTATGCCTTTTTATTGGCATAAAAGACAGGAGTAGCCTTAATCTTTAATTGGTTGACAATCTGCATCTGGTTCTATTGTGATTTGCACATTACCCTTTATGTCGGCGGTTATGTCGGTTGTTTGTTTAGGCTTACCTTCTAATCTATCAACTACTGATTCATAGGCTCTTTGGTCGCCCTTCAATGCTTTGCTAATCATTTGCATATCCATCAATTCAAGTACAGTAAAATCTTCATCTTCGCCTGTAATTGGATTCCTTCGCTTTTGTACTAATTCAAGCAACCTTAGTAAACGAGTCTTTGAGTTTTGAACTCCTTTACCCCTGCCTTTTGGATTTCTTACCTCTCCTTTTTGTGCTGGTATTAAATTATGTTCGTTTGCCATATTCTCTTAATTTCTTCTATATTTTACAAAGATATGCCACAATTAGGGCAAACCTTTCCTTTTTTGGTATTGTCTATTGATTTTGGTTCATCATTACTTGGAACGAGAAAGTCCACATTAACTCCCCATTCGCTTAAATCTTCTAATTGCCAATCATTATTTGCTAACATATCCATATCCCACATTCCATAGTGTGTATTGTCTATAACCAGTAACTTTTGCTTTTCTCTTTCGGTTAAGTTAGGCATTTTAATAACAGGTACATCTTGAATGCCTAATTCTAAACAAGCTCTATACCTTTGATTACCTCCTAAGATTACGTTGTTTTCATCTATGATTAATGGCTTCGCTTCTAATAGCTTTGGGTCATCTTGAATAGATTTAACCAACTTTGCAAAGTCATCAGCATCAATCTTTCTTGGATTGTTGGGATTAGGTTTGATTTCGTTGATGTTCATTTATCGGTTTTTTGTTGGTGTTCGTATTGATGGCATTTGTATAATTGGCTTCTTTTTGATTTGGTCAAACCCTACAAAATTGCCACACTTATTGCACTTAAACTGAATCGTAGTTAGCTCATTTTCCCAAGCATATCCTTTAACTATGGATTTGCACTTGCAGGTGTATAGTCTTTTACTTAAAGTGTTTTTCATCGCCCTTGTTTATTGTAAGGTTTAACTGCCTTGTCCTTTGGACCAGATGTCTTTTTGTACTTGCCACACTTTCTTTTGCCAAAGCTGACTTTGTTATTGCTGCTTACTTTCGCCATATTTATTTATTAAATCTGCCATAAAATCAAATCTTTGTTCTTGTGTTTCGCCAAATACATAGTGCGTAGTTCCATCAATGTCAAAAACATAGCAAGGATAACCTGCTATTTCTTGCTCTTTGCACGTTTCAAATATGTTACTTGTATTTGTCAATTAATTCGTTTAATTCAGTTCTTGTCCATTTTTTTAGCCTATTGTTAACCGCCTCAAACTCTAATTCCTTAACCGCTTTTTCCCCTATCCTTTCTACTAAGCCGATTCGGTACATTGCTTGGTTGCCGTGTTTAAACATATTGCATCCAGCACATTGCAAGTGTATATTCCATTCGTTAAACCTTAAAGCCGAATACCCTTTAACAGTAAAGTAGTGTCCAGCTTGATTACCATTGTAGCTTCCGCAACTAATACAAGGCAATCCTTCATCTCGTTTTCTTATATACGCATTTACTACCTTTTGGGTCTTTTCTAACAACTTTGGTAAAGGTATCAATGGCATAAAGCAAAATTAGGTTTACTTTTTCAATCTAACAACACAAAGTCTATCGTTATGCTTGTATCGTTTTTTGTTTATTGGGTTCATATAGGTCATAATCGTTTTATAGTCAGTACCTAAAAACCTAATCGCCTTTGCTATTGACCTAAACCATATTTCTTCTTTTGTATCTAAATAAATTAATTTAACCTCAATGTTATTGTCTATTCCTGTCATCTCAATAATCGTTTTAATTCAAAGTATAAATGTGCAGTTAAATAAATGCAACAAGCTAAAGGAACACTGATAAGCGTAAACTTTAGCAATTCATAAATAAATGTTAATTGTTTCATAAGTTATTTGTTTTGGTTAATTTCAGTAATAGTATTTGGAATATTATTATTAGTTAACATATTTGAAAATATTTCAGCAAGTTTAAGCACATCTTCTCCATTATCCAATTGTACTTTTATTTGTTTTTCTTTCCAACTAAATGTTACACTAAATGGATAATCTGAATTTAATCTTAATACAGGTTCATTGTATGTATCAATTTTTAATTTGTAAACATTGTCAGTTTGTAATGATAATTCCATATGTTATTTGTTTTGGTTATAGGTTTGGTTGTAGTAATCTTCTCCATTTAATTGTTCTTCATCTTTTGTAAAATAACGTGCATTATAAACCCCATTGTCAAATGTTTGTTTTATCTGCTCTTTTTCTTTTTCAAGTAAATCTTTAGCTTGTATTTTTATCAAAGTTGTAGCAGTTAAAATAGCTTCCACCTCTTTTTGATAATTTTTGTCTTTTGTTTCTTTAGATTTTTTTATATAGACATTCTGCATATGGTCTATATAATCAATAGCTTCTTGCATTGTTGTTTTCATATTATAATTGGTTTTGTAAAAATAAGTACAAAGTATATCTCTTGCACTCGTTTTTGATAAATATTTCGTTATTTAATTTCTCTAAGTCCTTTGGTGTTTTAGCAGTTACCTTGTAATGTGCTATTATCTTTTTCTTTATTTGGTCAGCTTTCTCTTGGCTTAGATTTTCCTTGTTTAGTTCCTTTCGTTTCCATAGTACATCAAAAGCCATTGTATTTAGCAACTCCCAGCCTCTTTTAGCCGACTTATCCCAATTTTCGTATAATGCCTCAATAATTTCATCATCATTGATTTTTGGCACTTCTACTGGTTGCGGTTCTACATAGGTTTTTTGTCTTACTTGCAAAGCTATCGGCTTATAAGCTGCCATCACATCACCAAAGAATTTAGGGGTAAACATAATCGCTTTGTCAACTGATAATTTCCCCATTGCGTAAAGTTCAAAAGCTACTCCAAGTTCTTTTAGTTTATAGTTACCATAGTTTTTTAATACAAATTCACAAATAAATTGAAATAAATCTATTGCTGGTATTTGGCACCCGCTTAAAGCAATACAGGTTTTTAAATGTTCTTTAACCTCAATAGGTGAGCATCTGCTAATAATCATTGTGTCTAAAGCTAAATAAACTTTTAGTTCTTGTGGTTCTAATTTATTATAGATTTCTAAATGCAATAGCTTCTCGCTCTGTGTAAGAGAGTTTATGGCTTGTGGTAATACTTCGGTTAATGATTTCATCGTTCCAAGATTTGTTGTTTAAAAATGTTTCTGGGTTCTTACGGAATTGTTTATCTGGTACTGATTGCTTGTAAAGGTCAATATAATTCATTGCATTTTGCCTTTCTATATCAGTTAATTTATTCCACTTCTTTTTTAACTTTTGCTTATCCCCTACCTTTTTATCATAATCATTCCAAAACCATTCAAAATCTATATTTATATTTTCATTTACATCTTCATTTTCATTTACATCTTCCATAAGGTTATGTTTAGGATAACCATTAGGTTTTTCATTAGCTTTAGGTCTACCACCCTTAAAACCATTGTTTCTACGGCTTTCAGTAAAATTTGCTCTTTTTTGTATTTCTTCTTTTAATCTTTCTTGATAATAATTCCCATCAACATCTTTAACAAATTTCTTCATTACATCAACCGAAACTGAACCTACTGATAACCTAATGGTTTTTTCACTTAAGCTACCTTTTTGATGTTGTAGGCATAATAATGTTATATATTGACCTCTTTCTTCCATTGTTAAATCAGATACTCCATTTAGGAAATCACTACTATAAAATAAAAATGCTGGGTCTTTAGACATTTGATTTAAGTTTTAAGTAAACGTTAGCGTGAAATTCTTTTACTATTTGATGCTTATAATATCCTAAAACTTCAAGTTTATAAATAAACTCATTTAGTCTACTTTTAGCAAATTCTTCTAATTCGTGGCAAGGAACACATAATGTGTCAAAATTATCTAATTCGTAATCCCAAGGTTCTTTACCAAATTGATAAGATTTGTGATGAACGTGCAATGTATTTGATTTATCATTGCATAATTTACATTTAAAATCATCTCTTTGCATTACCTCCAGACGTTTCTTTTGCCATCTTGGGTCTTTTAGCTTTTCTCCGTATGTCATAAAAATAAAATAGCCCGCAGATTTGCTGGTAGTACGAGTACCAACGCCTCCTTGGGCAAAAAGTTTTAGATTAGAATCTCGTACATTCTATTGCAAATATAATCAATTAACCGAATATTGAGCAACTTGCTTTTTATTTTTTAGCTTAACAATAGTAGTTTTTATGTTCATACCATCGTTTCTAAGGTCAGCAATTCGTGCTGCTAATCTAAAGCATCCGAACTTGTTTAAAGCATCAATTGGGGTTAACTTTCTACCTTTATTTAGGTAGTTTGCGATTTGTTGGTTTTGGCTCATAGTTGTAGGTTTTAAATTTGCGCTTAACGTTATCGCCCAACGTGGGGGTTGTTTCTAAAAGGGCAAGTCATCGGTTGAATGTGGTTCTGCTTCCTGTTGGTTTACGGCAAATTCCTTTTTACCTGTTGGTGCGTTATAAGAAACTTGCTTACCTCTGCCACAGTAGTTTTTCTTTGCCTTTTCTGCTCGTTCTTCCATTGTTTGGTTGTTCCATACTGTGTGAGTGTTTCCTTTGTCATCTGGTTGCTTTAAGAAGTCGGTAGCTACGTTTGCGTAGTGTTTGCCGTTTTTAGCTTCCTTCCAGTTGATTTCCTCTTTGCAAATGTTTAATACAATCATTGTTTTAAGTTTAATGTTTATTTAATTGTTCTTGTTCTAATGCTATTTCATTTTGTCTATCTTGTTCTAACTCCTCCTCATCTTCTTCTTCTTCCCAGTCGCAATGTTCTAAACAATCTGGACAAATTCCAATTTCATCCATATCGGTATATGCTCCGCAGCAAGTTGAATATGGCATAATTAATCGTTTAAATAGTTTTCAAATACTTCAAATTTATCAGCTAACATTTTATAAGGAACGTAATCCCTTTTAGGTTGATCTAATAACTCTGGGAAGTGTTTTTGTTTATGTAGTTTAAGTTTATACTTAGCTAAATTTAATTGATGAATCATTTCACTTGCGTTTTGAGGATAGCTTGTTTCAACTTTGTAATTCCAAAACTTAACTGCTTCTCTTAAATCCCATAATTTATTTAATGGTGTCATAAAGTTTGTTTTTTCTTGGTAAATAATTTAGTTACTTCTTTATCGGCTAATTCTTGATTCAATGTGTAAAGTTCAGCCAATTCGTTTGTGCTAATGCATAAATCAATAGCTAACTCTAAATCATCAAGATTATCGTGCGTTTTAATGTAGGCTGGTTTTTCATCACTTTGCGCCATTTCATCACCTGTATAAAGTCCGCTTAAATCTTGTGGGTAAGCCTTTCTTAAAGCTAATGCTTCTGCAACTTTACTTAACATTGTATGTGGCATCTTCGCCCATAAACCCATTGGTTTGCCTTCGTTCGTTCTTTGGCAGTATTCATCCCAATAAGCTACTCCAACGGCTGCTTCATACCTTAAATCGCCGTGAAATCTAAATACTGATACCTTACAAGAAATTAACTTACCATCTTGTTCTACAAATACAGGTTCGCTTTGTCCACCATAGTTTCCGCTACGTTCAGCGATTACTCGGAATCCATCAATGCTGGTTTGAATGGTCATTTTTTTAGACCATCCGTTTTGCGTTTTAACGTTCCTGTGGATGCAATAAATCTGCCTTGATAATGCATCAAGTCCAGTTCTTTGTGCTTGATAAAGAAATAGTTTTAGTTCATCAACTGTTGCCTCTGGAGCAATCTGCGATTTTACTAACTCTACTTGATCTTTCGTGTACGAAAGTTGTGGCTTTTTAGCCAGTTGTTGTTCGTTCATATTGGTTGGTTTTAGAGTTTAAAATTAGGTACTTTGGTGTTAATAACCAAATTAAATAAGCACATTTAAGTTGAAAACATCCTTTTTTATGGTATCATCAAACTTATTTGACAATTGACCCCTAATCTTTTGGATTGAATGTAAAACTGTTGTCCTATCCCTGTTAAAGATTTGTGCTATTTCCTCTCCATTTAATTCGGTTTTTTCCTTAGTTAAGTACATAGTCATTTGCCTTGCTAAGGTAACCTCCTCGCCTCTATATTTGGACATCATTTGTCCATATTTAATTTGATAGTAATTACACACTTTTTCGGCTATTTCAATCGCATACTCCTTTTGTTGTTCTTTGTCCATTCTTGTTGTTTTTATGTTTAAATGTTTGTCTAATAAATCCTTTAATTGATTTATCTCTTGCTTTAGCTTTTTGTTTTTTTCTCGCAAAACCTCTATTTCAAGTTCTGCCATATATGTTTTGTGTACTTCTCTCATTAGAAATGTAAAAGGTTTATTGGTAACATAAAGTCTTCTGTTAAGGTGTAAAGGTCCAAAATCAAGTAATGGTAGCTTTTAAGGATTCTGCGCTGGATGTCATTCATCCTTGCAATCTTAATTAGTAAGTCTTCTTCGCTAATCATTGTCCTTGTATCATCCAATCCTCGCCTCCATTCAGCAAGGTCAGCCTCAAATAGATTTTGCCTTCCCTGTGCTTGTTTTAGCAGTTCCAGTAGCGTTGTTGCTCTTTTGTGCAACTTCAGTTGTTTCTCTTGATAAATTAGTTTGCTCATATTGTTTTAGGATTTTATAAACCAACTTACTTAAGGTTATGCCTTTGTTGTCGGCTTCGGTTTGCAGATTAGTCTTGATTTGGTTTGTTACTAATGTTGTTATTAGGGTTTTCATAAATTGCTTTTATGCCTTCGGCTAATTCCTTACAGGCGGTTACTGTATCTCTTACATAGCCATTCGGCATTGTCTTTAATTGAGTTTCTAATGTGTAAATAAAGGTTTGAATTGCGTCCATAATTAAATGTTTTGAAGGATTGCGGTAATTAAAAATGCCACGCATACAATGATAAATGCGTAAAGCGGTTTGATGCTTTCAGCTTTGTAGCGTTCGTTTGCTTTTTCTTGTGGAGTTTTTAGTTTGTTCATATTGGTTGTTTTTGGTTTATTTTGATAATACTATTAAATATAGTCCTACATTATGTATTTTATAGCCATTCTTTAATAATGAAATTGCTTTATTAATTTCATTTGTTTTTGTTAAATCTAAAGTAACTGTTTTCATATTGGTTGTTTTGGTTTAAAATAATTTTGATTCAGCCCATTTAGTTGCTTTTTTTAAAGAACTAAAATCTTTAGATTGTAATACTTGTTGTTCACCTTGATAAATTTGTACATACATTGCAATAAAAGAAGACATATTAGCTTTAATGTTTACTGCTTTTGTTCCTGTGTTGTTTTTAATAATTGTCATATTGGTTTGTTTTTGATATATCAAAGATAGGGTAAAACCTTATAACTTTATCAAACAAGCCAATTATTTTAAATAAATGTGATGAACGGCAAATAATAGGGATAAATGGTATAATTTGACTTATATGCAACAAATATGTGTCAAATAGTGCGTTTTATGACACATAAAAAACCACCCTAATAAGACTAAAAGGGTGGCTAAACCTAAGTTCTCCAATATGAAAGCCAAAGATATATAAAAAACCCCACCTTTTTAGGGGTGAGGAACTATGAACGAACAACTATTTAGAACCATCTTGCAATGGTGTATCGTTAGAATTATCAACCATCCGGTATCCTTGTTGCCAAAGAACCTTACATAAAGTTACACTTTTCTCAATAATTGCATCTTCATCATCCATTGGATTAAGTATATGCAAACACTCGTGTAACAGGATTTCAAGCTGCTTCTTGCCTTTTAGCCGTGAGTCAATATAAACTACACCATCACTTTCAGCAATGCCGTGAGCTTGTTCCCTACCTAATTTGCGATATATAACTTTAATCTTCATCTTTTAATAAAGCTAAATCTGGTCTGTCTATTTCTTTAAATATAAGTTTCTCACCACCTCTTATTTTGCCTAATGTTAACTTGATTTCTTGCTCTAAGTTGTGCAATTCAATTAGTTTAGTAACTAACCATTGCTCTTGTTGTATTGGTGTCAATTTTGCAAAGTTTTTAGGGTATCTCATAATTATTTATATTTCCTTCTTGATGTCTTTGATGCATTTTCGGACATCGTTAAAAATTGAATATTTCCTAATGTATATCCAAATTTAGTATCTATTCTATCAATACTTGGACATAACCTTCTTTCATACAATGCATCTTTCCATTCTTTAAACAACCTATGAAATTCACTATTATTTAACGCAAATTCATAAAATTGTTCCTTTGGCAAAATATCCAACCCTTGATAGATATGTATATAATCTTTTTGCACACCCTTAACCCTACTTGTCATATTTCTATACATCCTAACCAAAAACCCTTTTTTAGTCTTTTCATACCTTCTTGTCCATAGATTAGCATTATTTAATCTATATATCCTCGTTCTTTCATTTCTACATTCTTTGCATATTGCACTATGCTTGTAAAAATTAGTTAAATCCTTTTCAATGCTGCACTTACTACATAATTTCATAAGATATTTTCTTACAAAGATACGTGGTTAAACACGATTACTTATCAGTCTTTGAATGAAATTTATTACAAGTTTTGCACTTGAATTGTATCCTTGTCAAACCAGTAGCCGTTACAACTTTATTATTTCTGATTAAATCATCCGAACCGCACTCTGGACAACTGCCTCTATCCTCGCCAAATATTACCCCATAATGAGTTTTAGGCTCTATATGATTTGAAAGCATTTTAAATACCTTTTCTAATAAAACCACATCTTTTTTACAATACTTAATCATAGCTTCCATTGCAGCTTTGTCTTTATGCAATAAAATATTTTTCCAAAGACTATATTCTGTTTTAATCTTTTGTCCTATGCCTAAGAAATCAGCTATATAGTTAAGCCTGTTAGAGTTAAACCTAAACTTTTGCCTTGCAACCTTTAATGTATCAATTGTTGTGTATTTTGGGAACATTTCTATTTTATGAAATAAGCATCTTGTTCTAATCCAAGCTAAATCAAACTTATCTCCATTATGCCCTACTAATTCATTAGCTACGTTTGCAACCTCAATAAACTGTTCAAGCATTTTTTTATCATTCTGCTTTGCATCCCATTGTAAAGCATATACATCCTTATCATCTTCCCATTTATAACAAATACAAATAATTGCCCTTTCTTGTATTATGTTTGAATAGTCAATGTTTTTCTTATAACCAGCTTCCCAAAATAAACCGATGTTTGGACTTGTTTCAATGTCAAAGAATAATCTTCTCCTTTTTGTTTTTGTTGTTGCCATAGGTTTTGTTTTATGCGATACTATTTAGAATCAAATCTGCTTCTTCTTCCCTACGTTTGACCAAACCATCCAATCCTACATTTTCCCAGAGTCTTTTAGACCTTTCTATTTGGTCAGCAATCCCCTCGTAATCAGCTTTTGCAACAAGATTAACTATTGCCCTCATTTCCTTTCTCCTATCGCCATCTAACTTGTTACCCCTGTTATAAATCATTGAAACCAACGCACCCCTCGTATCCTCGTTTAAAGTATCTAACTCTGGATAAATAGCTTTTGTCAACTTATAATATTTAGGAATGTCATAATTTATAAATACTTCGTATGCTACATTGAAAGGCACTTTAACATTTAAAATTTCACCTCTTAACATTAACTTGGCTTGTTGACCTTTTAATCCAACAACTGGTCTTAATGCGTTAATAAAATTAAGATTAAGATTTGGACTCCATACGGCTAAAAATTCTTTTTCTTTCATATAGCCTAAATCAGCACCTATCCCAATAGTAATTCCACTATCCCCACCAGCCCATATTGGTTTTTGATACCTACGAGTATATACATCACGACCGCCTACTTCGTGCTTTATTATAAGGTCTATTGCAGATTTACTTATCATATTACTTGATTTATAAAGTAAACTAATCCAATTACCCACAATACAAAACCAATTGCAAATGCTCTTTTTTCGTTGTTTTCCATTATTTACTGAATTTATCAATAGTTGTTAAACCTGCAAATGCCATACTCATATAAAATACTAAATCCCCTAAATGGTCATTTTTAGTAATTACAAAAGTTACATAAAGACAAATTGAACCTATAAAAGCTAAAATCCTTTTATGGCTCATTGCACCTACCTCATCGCTAAACATTGAAATTATAAACTTCTTCATATTAAAACTTTTTATAGTAACCGAAAGAATATCCGTTCATTGTTGCCGTTGCCGTATATAAGGTGTTTTTAGCCGTTTTAAGTGCAATTGAACCGCCAATACCAATTTGTCCGTTTGAGTGCTTTAAATCGCCTATAAATCCCAAATAAAGCTGGTTCTTTGACTTTGGCTCTATTAGTTTGGTAATTGTTATTGTAGGTAGGTTAAAATTGGCACTAAAACCTCTGCCTTGTATCTTGTTTTGACTAATTGTGTCTTGTATGTATGCGTATCCAATAGAATCTATGCGCATAGTATCGGAATAAACCTTTACTTGGTTATAATCCTTTACGATTGTAATTGTGTCGGTAACCCTATCTATAATGTAAATAGTGTCTAAAACTACAAAAGGGATTGAATTTCCCTTTATAAACTTAGTAAAAGTTTTCTGTTGGTAAACTGTATCGCTTACGATTACAGGTTCACTTTTGGTGTATCGTGCCTCACTTGCGATAAAAAAGATTAGAACCGCCACTAATAGAACGATTACTACATCTTTCATTACTTAAATCTTTTAGTCGCTTTAATGTAATATCTTGCAGCTAAAAGACCAGAAACAATAGCAATCAAACTCGCTATAAGTGAAACTATCGGTTGCACATTTGCAACACTAATAAATGCGGATGTTCCGCTAACAATAGTTAATAAGTCCGATTGATTGCTATTATGTACCATTACGATTCGGTTGATTCTTGTGGTGGATTTTGCTCTGCATTTAACTTACCCAAAAACTGCAATAACGGAAGCCCGTAAGCAGTAGGGATAGTGTTTATAAACGCCTCTAATGACTTTAAATGCTCTTCGTTTAATTCTAACTTCTTCATAGTTGGTTATTTTTACAAA